TCTCTCCATCCTCAACATGGATTGAACTCATGGGTCATTCCAATCCACGCCTTCACCACACACACGACTGGAATAAAGTCTGCCCTAAAATCATTCACGAAAAATACCGCCGCGCATAACCTTAATATGCTATACATAACATCAAGTCAGCCATTGGTATCCTGAATGGCGCCAAAACGTGGCCCTAAACAAGAAACCCTAGAACGCGCTGAACGCTTCGCTCGCATCATCGCTAACGGTGGTCGGCGTTCAGATTGCATCCGCTACGCCAGGGAAAACTGGGGGGTAAAAGATGACGCCTGCGACCTTTACCTTCGCCTCGCACGCGAAAAGCTAAAAGCTGACTGGGATATCGAACGACCACAAATGATCGCTGATCTGCTTTCGCAATGCGCCACCCTTCAAGTTGAAGCTCGTCGCGCTGGGCAATATCACATCGCTCTAGGTGCTATCAACACTGCTGCTCGCTTGGCGCAGCTCTGCTCGTGAGCATCCTCGCTGCAGCCCCAGAAGGTCACGTCCTACAACAGCTCAATCACTTTGGTGAACTGATCGACACTGACCAACTGCTGCAGCGCATCCATGGCGACTTACACCCTGGACAGCTCGCGTTCGTCGCAGACAACCAAACCCAGATCATCGGCATCAGCGCAGGCTACGGCGCAGGGAAAACGCGAGCCCTAGCAGCCAAAGCAGTTACCCTCGCTGCTGTCAATCAAGGTTTCATCGGTTGTGTCATGGAACCAACCGGACCGTTGATCCGCGACATTTGGCAAAACGACTTCGAAGATTTCCTAGAGCACTACGAGATTCCTTACACCTTCCGCGCATCACCGCTGCCGGAATACATGCTCCACTTGCCCGGTGGTGACACAAAAATCCTGTGCCGTAGCTTTGAAAATTGGTCACGCATCATCGGTCTGAACCTTGCCTGGGTATTGGCAGACGAGATCGACACCGTGACACCTGCCATCGCCAACAAGGCGTTTCCTAAAATCCTTGGTCGCTTACGTTCTGGCAACGTCAGGCAGTTTGGCGCTGCGTCAACACCAGAAGGCTTCCGCTGGATGTGGACAACCTTCGGCAGCGAGGAAGCGCAAACAAGAGAAGATCGCAAGCTGATCAAGATGCGGTCGGTCGACAACCCGCACTTACCACCGGACTTTATTGAGCGCCTCGAAGCGAACTACGATCCAACGCTGTTGAAGGCGTACCTGGACGGCGAGTTCGTCAACCTCACCACAGGTACCGTCTACGACCGCTTCGACCGCAGCAAGCATGTCATCAGCACGCTGCCAGACACTGAGCGTGAACCGCTACGCGTTGGCGTTGACTTCAACGTAGGCAACATGTCCGCCATCATCGGCGTCAAACTAAACAACACCCTGTTTGTGATCGACGAGATCAGTGGCGCTCACGACACAGATAGCCTCGCGCAGCAGATCAAAACCCGTTACCCAGACCGCAGAATCTACATTTACCCTGACGCCTCAGGTGGCAACCGCAGCACCAATGCCAGCCAAACCGACATTCAGATCCTCGAGTCCTACGGCATGGCAAACCAGTCGCCACGGGCTAACCCACCAGTCAGAGACAGGGTTTCTGCTGTGCAGGCACTGCTAGAAAACGGCAAAGGACAGGTGAGGCTGCAGATCAGCGCAAGCTGTAAGCGGATGATCGAATGCCTAGAATTGCAGTGCTATACCGAAAAGGGCGACCCTGACAAGGATTCAGGGCATGACCACATGAATGACGCGCTCGGCTACCTAGTGTGGCGCGAGTTCAACCCGCTGCACATGGGCGCTGGTAGATCGACCGGGATTAGGCTATATTGATTTCACCAGCAAAGTCCCCTGCTGGGTGCTGTCGGAAGTCGGATCAACACACGCCTTGCGTCTGTCCCGAGGGAAGCCAGCCAACTGAAACTGAAGTCGGGCAACCGCTGCTGGCGATCCGAGGGATGGTTCAGATTCACCTGCGTCGGGCAGGAGAGCCTCCACCTAGGTGGGGGTTTCTCTGTTTTTAGGGTATGCTAAGCAGCGTTCGCTTTACCCCTACTCATGCTCAAGGGTTCAGAACTACTCGCCAAGGTCAAGGAACTCAAAGATCTCAACAAGTCAGATCTTGTCCGCGAGTGTGGCTACACCGATAAAAACGGCAAGCTTTGCTACACCGCTTTCTACGAAGCCCTGCTCGAAGCCAAAGGCTTTGAAATGAAGTCCAGCGGCAAGCGTGGTCGTGCTTTGACCTACAAAACCAAAGTGCAGTTCAACGGCAAGCTGCAGATCGGTGAAGGGTACGTGCAAGAAATGGGCTTTAAGCCCGGTGACGAGTTTGAGATCAAACTTGGTCGCAAGTCTGTCACCCTGCAGGCTGCCTCTACATCTGCTGATGTTGCTGTAGCTGTTTAAGCTGCAACTGTTCCCGCTCTGCTAAGCATCGGGCAGATAGAGCCCAAGCCTCTGTTCATCCTTGAGATGTTTCACGCTTGGGTCATCCACCCAGTCCGAGCCAATGGATAGGACGGTTACCTGCCGCTGCAGGGACGATGCGGGTTCGATTCCCGTCTGGGTGCTAATAAACTGCAGTTATTGAAGCGGCGCCATGTACTCAGGGTATAACTTCTACGACCGCCCCATGGCGCGGCGCACTGTCACCAAGGTCAACGACGCTAATACCGCTTGGTACGCTCAAGAGCCACACTGGATCCTGATTGAGGATCTGCTCAGCGGAACCTATGGGATGCGCCGTAAACATCGGCGCTATCTGCCGCAAGAACCACGGGAGCTAGACGAAAGCTACGACAACAGGCTTGCTCGCTCTGTTTGCCCGCCTTATTACCAGCGGCTTGAGCGGATGCTCGCTGGCATGTTAACTCGCAAGCCTGTCCGGTTAAACGATGTTTCCGACATCGTGCGAGAGCAGCTGTTTGACGTTGACTTGTTAGGCAACGACCTCAACGTATGGACGTATGAAACAGCACGAAAAATGGTGCGTTACGGGCACGTTGGTGTGCTTGTGGATGCTCCTGCTGCTGGTGAAAATGGACGACCGTATTGGGTTAGTTATACGCCACGCGAAATCCTCGGCTGGCGCACAGAACTAAAAGATGGTACACAACAACTTAGTCAGCTTCGCTTGCTAGAAAAGGTAATCGTCAACGATGGCGAATACGGTGAAAAGGAAGTTGAGCAGGTGCGAGTCTTAACGCCTGGTGCTTTTGAGCTGCATCGTCGTGATGAAAAATCTGGAGATTTCCAAGTATTCGATAGCGGCACCACAACGCTGAGTGAAATCCCATTCAGTATTGCCTATGCCAATCGCGTGAACTTCATGGAATCACGCCCGCCGATGGAAGATATCGCGGAGCTAAACCTAAAAGCCTATCAAGTGCAGTCTGATCTAGACAATCAGCTCCACATCTGCGCAGTACCGATGCTTGCCTTTTTTGGCTTTCCATCTGCCGCAGAGGAAGTATCAGCTGGTCCTGGTGAAGCAATCGCATTCCCAGCAGAAGGCAAAGCAGAATATATCGAACCCAGTGGCAATAGCTTTGAATCGCAGTTCCGCAGGCTTGAGCAAATTGCACAGCAGATTAACGAGCTAGGTCTATCCGCTGTACTCGGGCAAAAACTATCGGCAGAAACTGCAGAGGCTAAGCGTATCGACCGCAGTCAAGGTGATAGCACCATGATGGTGATCGCCCAAAATATGCAGGATCTGATTGACAACTGCTTGACCTATCACGCACAGTATCTCAACATCACTGAAGTTGGCAGCAGCTACGTCAACCGCGACTTCCTAGGCGCACGCCTTGAGCCGCAGGAAATTCAAGCGTTGTTGCAGCTTTACACCGCTGGCACAATCACTCAAGAAACGCTGCTGCAAAATCTTGCTGATGGCGAAGTGCTAGGCGATGATTTTGATGTACAAGAAGAACTAGAAGCAACACAAACTGGCGGCATGATCGAGATGGCACAGCCTGAACCTCGCATCAATGAACAAATGCCAGAACAATCTGCAGAATTGCCACCTGCTGATCAAATCCAGGCATGATGAGCTGGCTATGGAGGTTAGCGATGGAAGCAAACAAGCCACGCAGGCAACAGCTCGTCGCTGTTAAAGGGCAGATGAAGCCTCATATTTTTGCTGTTATCAGGCTTAGCTGGTATCGCAAAGGCAAGCTATATACCGTAGAAGAGATGAACGTAGAAAATGGCACTGATGAGACGCCAGAAGCTGTAATCATGCTGATTAAAGAGGCATTGCGTTCTGGCGCTGATGTAACCATGCAAACAGCCTGTAAGCCTCAGGATTTAGGTATCGAATAATGGCTACGCCAGCAGTTCTATACCGTAATGCCATCGACCTTAACCGCTATAGCAATAGCGTCGCTCGCAGGCTGATCAATGCTTACAACGACATCATCATTGATGCTGTTAATCAACTGCGTGTAATCGACGAAGCTGCTGCACCTATCAAGGCTGCTAGGCTTCGCGCCATTCTCGCTCAGCTAAAAGCAAGCCTTGGTACATGGGCTGGTGATAGCACTGAGCTGACTGTTGCTGAACTGCAAGGTTTAGCCCAACTTCAGTCTGAATTTGTCACCGAGCAGTTAACGCGCGCTTTGCCAACAGGGATGCGTACTGCTGTTAACAGCGTTGAGATCAGTCCGCAGTTCGCTCAGTCAGTCGTCACAACAGATCCGACACAAATCAACGTCGTAACGCTAAGCGATGATCTAGTAGCTGCTGTGCAGGGCGCACCGCAAACTTACAGCCTGACTGCTGCCAAGGGTGCAACCATCACGCTACCAAACGGGCAGGTGGTAGAAAAGGCATTTCGCGGTATTGCTGAATCACAAGCTGAACGATTTGGTCAGGTAGTCCGCAACGGGCTTCTAACAGGCGAAACCACACCGCAGATTGCCAAGCGTCTTGTTGGTACTTTGCAGTTTGGCGAAAACCGCACGGTAAAACAAGCAATCGCAGCAGGTGGTGAGCTAACGACGATTCCAGACAACCAAGTGATGGCGCTGGTTCGTACCAGCATCAATCAAGTTGCTAATGCTGCCAGCCAGCAAGTTTACGAAGCCAATCAAGACATCACAAAAAAATACCGCTACGTTGCAACGCTTGACACTAGAACCAGCTCAATCTGTGCAGCGTTAGATGGACGCGAGTTTGAATACGGAAAGGGCCCACTGCCACCACAGCATTTCAACTGCCGATCAACAACAGTGCCCATTATTGACTCTGACATCCTGCCGCCATCTACGACGGCAACACGCGCTAGCCAAGATGGTCAGGTGCCGATCAATATGAGCTACGGCGAGTGGTTAGCAAAGCAACCTAAATCCGTGCAGGCAGAAGCGTTAGGCGCTAGCAAGGTGCCCTATTTCAACAAGCTTGCTGAAAAATACGGTCCTAAAAATGCCATTGCAAAACTTGTGCGCGATGATGGATCCGAATTAACCTTGGACCAACTACGCAGCCGCTATGGAACTACCGAGTCTTAGGCACTTCCGTAACGAGGGCATCTTTTTTATTAGCTCTGATCCTGTTGAAGCATTGCAGGGTGAGGCATGGCTCCCTGCGATCTATACGGATAAGGGCTGGGCTACGGCTGACGGTTCTACACTGCTTTCAGCCGTTGAGGACTGGCGTTATGCCGTTGAAGAAGGGCAGCAGCAAAAAGACGATCCAGGAAAATATCAAACTGGAAATCAAAGCGGGAAAACCACAAAAGCAAGCGGTAGCAATCGCGTACGCAAAAGCCGGAAAATCACGCAAGCGGAAGGCTAAATAAATGGCAATCGGTATCGGCTCCCGCGTCGCCTGGACATACCAAGGCACTCGCACTTTTGGTACGGTGACAGGCGTTGCCAAGAAACGCGCCACCATCACCACTCAATCTGGCGGACAGGTAGTACGCATCGCTCAGCCTGGTGATCCTGTACTTGAAATCAAGTCAGAATCCACCGGCAACAAAGTGCTAAAGCTACGGTCTGAACTTAAAGAGGCTCCGCTAAAGCGATGAAAGGCAGAATCTGGGAAGGCAACTGCACTTACCTCAAATGCACCGATGGCATCATCGAGGGGCGGTTTGTCTTCCCATGCCCTGCCGATCCTCAAGTACTAGGGGCTTTGATGGGCAGACTGGCAGAAGGCATTGAAGTCATTACGTGCACAGAGGACGAGGACGATGATTGAATACCGTGGCGAACGCTTTGAGGGTTACAACAAACCAAAGCGCACTCCAAATCACCCAAGCAAGTCACACGCAGTCCTTGCCAAAGAAGGCGATAAGGTCAAGCTGATTCGATTCGGGCAACAAGGCGTTAGTGGTAGCCCACGCAGGGAAGGCGAATCGGCTGAAGCAAAAGCACGTCGAGCATCTTTTAAGGCAAGGCACGCCGACAATATTGCTAAAGGCAAGATGTCCGCTGCATACTGGGCAGACAAAACTAAGTGGTGATAACCTTCAGTTGCACTTAACCCTGCGGGTTATTCATGTCTGAAGAAAACCAAGCTGTAGAGCCTGCGGCTTCTACGGTTGAAGTTGAAGCGCTGCAGCGCAGCATCAGCAATCTTGAAAAGAAAAATCAAGAGCTAGCGGACGAAAAGCGCAAGCTCCGCAAATTTGAGCGGATGGCGGAATCGTTGCCAGATGGCGTTGACATCAACGAACTACTGGAATTCAAGCGACGTGCCGAGCAGGCAGAACTTGAATCTCAAGGAAAATATACCGAAGCTCGACAGGCTTTGGAGCAGCAGTTCCGCGAGGCGACGGCGCAAAAGGACCAGCGCATTGCAGAACTTGAGTCCCGAGTGCGGGAACTTGAGCTGCTTACACCAGCCGTCAGCGCACTAGCTGACATTGTTCATGATCCTGATTTAGTGCTTAAAACGAAGCTCAACGCCGATCAAATCGAGCGTGAAGCGGATGGCACCGTTGTCGTGGTAGATGGCTACCAGCGAACGCCTGTTAGCGAGTGGGCAAAGCAAAGCCTTCCAGCCTGGATGCAAAAGCAACCCAAGCCACAAGGCAGTGGCGCACCTGCCGGTCGCAGCAGTGGCGAAATCCCAGCAGGCATCAAAAACCCCTTTGCGCCTGAATCTTTCAACCTGACTGAACAATCGCGCCTTTTCCGTACTGACCGCGATCTTTATGACAGATTGAAAGCAGCAGCTGGACGTTAGACTTTTAACGTAACCGGCTGCGCTGGTATTTAGGGCTGCGCCCGACACCGTAAACCAATCTTGAGGACTTGTCATGGCGACTCTTCGCTCTGACATCATCATCCCCGAGGTATTTACGCCTTACGTCATTGAGCAAACCACTCAGCGTGATGCCTTCCTGGCTAGCGGTGTGGTGCAGCCTATGGCGGAGCTGAATGCCACCGAGGGCGGTGATTTCATCAACGTTCCCTTCTGGAAAGCAAACCTTTCCGGTGATTTTGAAGTGCTGTCTGACAGCACCAGTCTGACCCCTGGCAAGATCCAGGCTGATAAGCAGATCGGAGTGATTCTGCACCGTGGTCGCGCCTTCGAGGCTCGTGACCTGGCTGCTCTCGCTGCCGGTTCTGATCCGATGGCTGCCATTGGCGCCAAAATCGCTGAT